GGTGCACAGAATCAAGAACCGAGTACATCTCCGCCCACGTTTCCGGGTCCATGACCTCACCGTCAACCATGACGTTCGGGTAGGACGCAGAAACACCCTTCGGGTTGTACCCCATCACCGAGTCACCCTCAACGCCAGCCCGCGGAGGGTTGTCACCCATCAACGTGTCCCACACGTCCGGGTGCACACGCTCAATGCTGAGCGTCACGATCTCGCCGCCGAGAACAACATCCAACTCGGAACGGTTCTCAACCTCAAGCTCGGCACGCTGCTTCGCGATCAGCGCCTTGATGTCCGCCATGGTTTCCTCACCTCTCCTCACCAGATGGAAGACCGGGGGCAGGGCGGTGAGGAACCCTACCCCCGGGGTTTGTGTCACGCGCCGGCGACGACCGCGATCTCATGCAGGACTTCGCCCGTGATCGACGGGGAAGTCGTCTTGTGCGCCTCCGTGTTCGCCGTCGCCGGGACGACGCTCGAGCGGGCTGTACGCACCGGAACGATGTCGGTGATGACATCACCCGCGGCGATCTCCCACCCGTTCGCATATCCGAGGAAATGAACGATGTACCCGGCCGTGCCGCGCACGCCGATCGTCGTCTCCGCGTCGGTGGGCGTCTCGCGGTTGAACACGTACAGCAGCGTCAGCACGTACGAGACGGTGCCCTCAGCGGAGAGCATCTGCCCGAGCGTGTAACGGGTGATCTGCCGGGGCGTCTCGGCCGGGGTCAGGCTGTACCCGGTCGCACCGTACAGGTCGTACGTGATCGGCGTTCCCGCCGCGAGTTCCGCGACGGTGGGCTTGGTGGGGTCTGCGAGGGTCGGCACCCACAGGACGGTGCCCATGTCTTCATAGCCGAAGCCCTCAGATACGCTTTCGCGTGCCATTATTTCTCCTTGGGGTTGGCCCCACGGCGGGGCTTCTTCACCGCTGGACGGTCGTCCACGGCATCCGCCTCAACAGGCGGCTCCGGCCTCACCCCGGAAACGAAAGAAGCCGGTCGCTGCTTAGCTACCGGCTTCTTGTCCACGACCTTGTAACGGTCGGGATGACGTTCCACTTCGACAGTGGGAACATCGAACTCATGTTGTGCCGCACCAGGGCGGGCACTGCGCACTCGGACGAACATCAAGCGCCTCCTGGCCTCGAAGTGAACAGAATGCCCGTGTCGCACACCCACAGGCCGGGTTTGATAGACCGGTCAAGTTCGGCCTTGCCGGTCTCAAGGCGTGCCGGGTTACACCAGCGCCCAGGGATCTGGAACCGGTGCCCGACAACCGCCGAACGCACCCGGTCCATCGCCTTGAGCAGCGCGCCGAACGTGGCGCCGACGATCCGAACATCAATGTCAAAATCAGCCGGCCCCTCAACACCCACCGGCATGGTGTACCGCTGCTCTTCCAGATCATCAGGGAGCGGCGCGAACAGGATCAGGTATGTGGCGACGATCAGCTTGTCCTCGGGCGTCACCAACGCCGTGTCATGCACCGGCAGCAGGGTCGTCTCAAGGCGTGACCTAACCGCGTTGTAGGTCGCTTCGACGGTCATAGCCCCGCCTTCCGCAACCCATCCGCGAGCGCCTTATCGATCCCCGCGTGGAAGTCCTTCTCGTTGTTCTTGAGCGCGTCACGGCCCGCATGCTGAGGTGCCGAACGAACGCCACCGTTCGCGTCCTCCACGAAACCGAACGAACCCTGACGACGGCCCGGTGTCGGGCCAATCTCGGCCCAGATCGACGACGCCTTGATCTCTGTGTCGTACCCGACCGAAGCGCCGTACGCTTCAAGCCCAGTGCGGGCGGCCTCCTCGCGCCACTCATCGCGGATGTTGTGCGCCGTGAACTGCAGCGCCGACCGCGCGAACGGGATCGTTTCAGCCGGGACACTGGTCAGATCAGCGGCCAGCTTGTCGAGCTCGGAGAAGTCCGTCATTCAACTCACCTGCTCCACCGGATACCGCCAGGCCGTCGTCTGCCCCATGGCTGGGAAATCCTTCGTCCTCACCCGAACGCCAGCCAGGCTCGGATCGGACGTCGATGCGCTGACCTGCACGAATACGGACGGCCCTACGCGAATGGACCCCGACGGAACCGACAAGACCAGTGCGGAAACGACAGGCTCTTGACCGGCGATCTCCACGTCTCTCGACTCCTTGGACGCGGCCTTCAGCCGCGCAGGGATGTTGAACGTGGACTTGCCATCCACGGTCCCTGCGATCGGCGTCTCCACCTTGATCGGTTGCAGGGTTTCCTCGTCAATGGCGTCTTCCTCGGTGAAGAACGTGACAGTCTCCGTCATCCGGGATTCGGCCATTCGGCGGCCCAGCGTCGTGGTCCCGCGGAGGATGCTCATTGCGTCACCATGGTCCCGCTAGACGCCCCGTAGGCGCGTTGCAAGTTCTCTTGCGTGAGCGCGGGAAGGGTGAGGTGTCCGGTCTTGTCGCCGCCGTCCGCGAAGGCGATCTTGAAGTCATCCAGAGCCAGGGACGAGAGCCCTCCGACGTTCACTCCAAGGTCGGCTTCTACGAGAAGGATCGCTGATGCGACCATGGCGACGTTGATGCCGACGAGATCGGCAGGCGGTTCCGCGGCCCCGTAGCTAAAGGTGACCTCCACCGACTGATAGAAGACGTCTTGTATCGAGTCCTCGAACCGCGTGAATGGGACGTTGGCGCCGTTTGCTTTGACGGACACAATGTCAGCTACGAATGACTGCGGGAGGTCCACCCGCCCGAGCACCGGGTACGCAACGTACGTCGATGTCACGGGCGGGTAGATGTGCTGACCGATGACGCCCCGCAAGTACCCTGCGGACTGGTCCAGAAGGACCTCAATCCACGCCTTCTCCTCGTCGGTGAAGGTGCGGCTGAGGGTGTCCTCAACGTTGTCTGCGGTGGCGAAACCGGTCATGTGTCACTCCTTGAACAGGGCCCGGATCTCGTCGCGGGACATGCCCTCAACGTCCTTGCCGTTTGCGGTGGCGAACGCGGCCCAAGCGTCGAGTCCTGCGTTGCCCTTCGGCATCTCGCCAACCGTTTCGGCGGGCTCGGGTGTGGTCTCGGTGACGGGTGTCACTTCTGCCACTTCGACGGGCTCGGCAGGTGCCTCTTCAGCGCCCTCGGGCTCGGGTGTGGTCTCGGTGACGTATCGGGCGTGCCCGCCGTCCACAAGCCCGGATGCAACGATGTCTTCAACATCGAGGATCAGCCCGCTGGGGCCGATGATCTTTGCCATGATTCCTTCTCTCCGAGTGAGCGGGGAGGGCCGGCATGCGACCCTCCCCGTTTGCGTCAGGACGCGGTGAAAACGCGGATGCCGGTCGCGCGGACGACCTTGCCGCCGTACACGTGCAGGCCGCGAACACGATCAGCGATCGAGTCGTTGTCACGCATGCGCTCGATCGAGTCGAGCTGCGACACGTACGCGGCAGCATTGCGGTGGAACGCGATGAAGCGCGGCTTACTGGACGAGTCCGGGATGGACAGCGCCGACACGGTGCGGAAGCCGAGCACGTTGCCGATGGTCGCGTTGCGGAGACCGTTCGCATCACCAGAGGTGTCGAAACCGGTGATCTTCGACGCGGCCGTGAGCAGCAGCGCCTCAAATTCCGGGTTGACCGCCAGGACACGGTTCGCGGCAGGGACCTTCGCCTTCTGCAGTTCCTTGCGTGCCTGGACGATCTGATCCCACGCCTGATCACCGGTCGTGACCGCCGCAGCAGTCATGGCCGTGCCGTTGGTGGCGAGCAGAGCGGCGAGGAACGCGTCCGAGTCCGCAGCGAGCGCGTCGCCGGCCGCGTCCGTGTAGTGGCGGACCTGCACGATGCCACCAGACTGCACAGCATCGATGTCCTGCACCTTGAAGTCGAACGCCTTCTCCTGGTCGATGAGGAGATCCACACCGGTATCGGTGACGTCATCCGCCTTCGTGGTGCGGGGAATGGGCTGCGGGTCCTCAGGGTCGTTGTCCGACACCGCGCCCGTCTTGTAGTTCTTGATCGTCGGGGCGACGACACCAGTCAGGTGCACGACGTTGCCACGGCGGGCAACACCCTCGTACTCGCGGGACACGAGCTGCGGGAAAACCGCCTCCGCCTCCCAACGGTCGAGGATCTCATCAGCCCATACCTCGGGGATTCCATTTGCGAGAGCCATGATGGCGCTCCTTTCGTGTTATTTGGCCCCGAGAATCAGGTTGACGCGGCCCTCATCACGGGCCTTGCGTCGCTCTTCTCGGGACAATGCGTTGTATTCGTTCTGTGTCAGCTGCCCGGGCTTGGCCTGGGGTTTCGCGGACTGGTTGACGTTCCCGAACTGCCTCTTGCCCGTCGCGGCAAGGTGGGGTTTCCGGGTGAGAAGGTCGGTGATCGCGTCCTCGATTGCGGATGCGTCCACGTCGCCGTTCTCGTCTACGTCGAATTCGCTGAGGTCAAGGAATGCGACCGCATCGGCAGGATCTGCGAGCTTTCCTGCTGCCGCCGCACGGATCTCGCTGCGGAGAATCCGGGTGTTCGACTTCTGGGTTGCTTCCGCTGTGGCTTCGCGCCGCACACGGTCCAACTCCTGCTCATCGGTCGGCTTGTCCTTCGCCGCGATCTGCGCCTTCAGGGCGGCAAGCTCGGCTTTCGCCTCGCGGGCTTCACGCTTCGCGGTACGTGCCGCGGCGCGCTCGGTCGCGAGAGCCTTCTTGCCAGGTTCACCAAGGGTTTCCTCGGTTTCCTCGGCATCGGTCGTCTCTTCGACTTCCTCAGCAGTTGTCTCTACGTCAGTCGTCTCGTCCGTCGCGTCGGTGACGTCATCAGTCATGGGGAATCGCTCCTCAAAATGGGCATGAAAAAAGCCCCCACGGTTGTGGAGGCCCTGTTGTGCCCCATTTGAGGGGCTGTCCCGCGTCGCGCGGTCGTCCCCGGCGCCGGGCCGGGAAAGTCTTGGTTGGTCAGATGATGTACCCGTACCGCTTCAGCAGTTCGCGGATACGCTCGGGAGACTCGGACGTTGTCATTTTCATGACGGATTCAGGCATCAAGCGGAGGGTGTTCGAGCGTCGGTAGCGTTCGTCGCCCACTTTGACGAGCTCAGAGCGTCCACGCCCCCACGCACCTCGAGCTGTCGTCCCTTCGAGAGTCGCGTACACCTGCAACGGTGAACCGTCAGGGCGAACGCCGATCGTGACCGGGCGGAGCCGGGATCGGCTGTACGAGCCGTCCGCACGCAGCGTGGACGTCTTATACGCACCCCGCCGTGCGTTTACGACCTTGATCGGGTCAGCACCATTGCGGATCGCCCATGCGCCGGACTTCGTGAACACCCGGTCCTGTTCCACCTCAGTCATGGATTCGAAGTAGTCGGACGGGTGCTGGAAGAACCCTTCAGGCGTTTCGTTGTCACGCAAAGGCATGGAGAAGCATCGGCATTCGGGGTGACGTTCGAAATCTGTCCTGTACCCCTTGACCCCGGCGAGGATCGCACATCGGGAGCACGCGCCCGGCGACACAACCCGCACCGAGTACAGGGCACCGTTCGCGACAGCCAACGTATTGTCGGCGGATCTCCCTGCGTCCCGAATCGTGTTCGCGGCGAGGATCGACATCAGCGCGGTTCCGGCCTGGAACGCCGCCCCGACGCCCACGCCAGCGCCAATAAGGCGCTTCGTGTGCGTGACCCCGCTGTACAGCTCTGGGGCGATTTCACGGCCCTCACGGGTCACGCCACTGAATGACTGCGCCGCGAGCGCCGCCGTGCCGCCGACTGTCGATGCGATGTAACCCGTCGCCTGTTGCGCAGCCTCAAGCTGAGCGGACGACACCGCGGCCGCCAATTGTGGCGCACGGGCCGTCCACTCGGACTCAAGACGGGCAGGATCAGCACGAGACCACTCCCGCGCCACCGAAGCGGCGGAGGTCATGGCTATCTCATCGACGGTCGAACGATGCTCCGCAGCGGTATCAAGCAGCCTGCCCATCGGGGACCTCATCAAGTTCGTCCTGCAATGCACCGCGCGCACCCATCGCGAACATCATCGACTGATCCTTCTCGATCATCTTCATGATGCGGGATAGGTCACCGGGGGATACGCCGTCGAGTTCAAGCAGATACTCGGTCGGATAGCCGATCGACTTCTTCTTCGCGAGAGCGTCGGTGAGCTGCGCTTCGGAACGAATCTCCGGGTTCGCCCAACGGAGCGACGCGAATCGTGTCTCCTTCGCGAGTTCCGTGTTCCCTCGGGCGAGATGCCCAAGCCGAATCACTTCCTTCAGCGCGGGTGTCGCGAACGTCTGGAACTCGATCGACTTCTTCACCAAGCCGATCTCAGACGCCTTCAGTCCCTCCGCAGACACATTCGACATGCCCGCCTTCGTCACCAGGTACGTCGGTGGCGTGCGGGTCTGCGCAGCTATATGCCCGACCATGATGCCGATCGCGTCCGTGAACACGTCCAGACGGGCAGGGTCCCACTGATCGATCTTCGCGTCCTTGCCGTTGAACACGGCAAACCGCTTCTCGTTCAGTTCCTGCATCGTCACCGGCGCCGAACCGATCGGCTTACCGTTCACATCGAGCAGTTGACGTTTCGGCGGGTCCGTGCCCAGCAGCACGCGTGCCGGCATGGACGCGTAGTCGGCGGCAAGGAACAGGTACGCCCACAGCAGGTTGATCGCGTTCTGCTTCGGCATCACCACGTCAAGCTCAGACACCGGGTCACCACGCAACAGAGGCCGATTCGGGATCTCCACGACCGGCACCGCGCCGATCGGGTTGTTGAGTGGCCACGTGTCATCCCCGCGCTCCACCCACGGCTCCCACCCGCCATCAGACGTGCGCTGAGTGCGTGCCTGATCCGCCCACGAGTCGCGTTCGTTCTTCGAGTTCCCGTAGCGTCGACGCCACTTCCACACCGTCAGCGGCATGTACAGGATCGCGAACTCATGATCGCCATCGATCCACGTCTTCAACGCGGCGCGACGAATACGCGGGTTCGCGAAGTCGTACTCGATCTCCACATTCGACGGGTGCTCCCACGAGAACGACGGCTCCACGTCATCGCCCTGATCGACACCCCACACCGACACGTAGGAACGCTTCGCGACAAGCGACATGAGGATGCCCTGAGAAGCCTGAGCATCCATATCGTTCAGCAGCCAGTCGTCCCATGTGGAGAGTGAGATCGAATCCTTCGACTTCACATCGTCATTCCGGTAACGGATGCCGATCGGAGACAGGCGCTCGGCCTCCGCATTCGCGACAACGCCGCACCAGTTGTCGGAGAACTCCGAATACCGGGCGCCGTTGGCCTTCAGCCACTCATCGGTAGCGAACGTGAGGTTGTGCTGGCCGCCGTAGTAGCGTTCAGCCCGCTCGATCTCCGTACGACGCTCATTCAACCGTGGGTAGATCCGGTTCACCATTGCGAGCGCTTCGTGTGCGTCCGGGGATGCCGTGATGTCCATTGACACCCCTTTCAGTCAGAACCAGACGAGCGATTCCGTCTCTTCGTCTTCAGCCCCACCAGATGCGATGACATCCATGCGCGCCTCATGAGCGAGGACGCCAGACATGGTGATGTCGATCTTCTGAGGGTCCGATGCTTTACCGATCGAGTAACGCCGTATCTTGTTCACCGGGTCCACGGTCCCCGACCGGATGATCGCGTTGAGCAGATGCGCTTCCGCGTCCTTGTCCTGGTCGTGCGTGAAATCCGAATCCGGGTTGTACACGTCCGTGCGGAACCGTTCCAACGCCGCATGAATCTGCGTCGGACGGTTCGTCGCCCACTTCACGAACACACGCTCACCGTGCTCCCCAGCAAGCGCATTCGCCTCGGACTCCCAAAACATGGGGTCCCAGTAGACACGCACCAGCGAATACGTCTCCGCGATCTCAGACCATGCGGCCATCACCTCAGCACGCGGAATCCGGCCGCCCCAATCTTGCGGACGCCAATGCGCCTTCCGTTTCGCCGCCCCATATGTCGGGGTGAACTGGTAGCCATCCATCGTCTCGAGCCGGATCGCAGAATGGTCCTCATTCTCGGAACCATCGAACCCGCCACACACGCGAGTGCCCGGTGCGACCTCTTCGCGGAAGCCCTTCAGCGCCCACTTCTTCATGTCGAACCATGTGCCAGCGCCCGCCACGATCCGGTTGCCGAAGAACCGTTCAGCCTCACCGGGACTCACCTCAGCAAGCCCCTGCGACTCGGCCTCGATCGACCGCAGATCAACCCACGGAGATGAGGAATAGTTCCACCGGAAGATCTCGGTGCGGTCCTTCTTTACTCTGAAGTCCAGGTGCGCGGGCGGCGGGTAGTAATGCTTCAACACGTCCGCGCGCTTCGACTCGTGCGTGTCCTGCGCCTGCGACGACTCGGCAGGGTTGTACGGGTTCGTCGTCTCCGACACTCGCCCACCCATACCAGCGGCGCCACGGCGCAGCGTGCGCATGAACTTCTTCATGCTGTTCTGATCAGTCCACAGACCGGTCTCATCCGGCTTCCCGCAAGAGATACGAGCACCGAGCTTGCCGTCGGCCTTCGAAGTCACGATCTCGATACGCGAGTCACGGTTCCCGTTCGGGTGGCGGATAAACGCCTCGCCGGTCTTCGTGATCACGTTCGACAGTGGGCCGTCATCGATCATCGGGATGAGAGCGCCCCAGGTGTTCTCCACCTGATCCTCAACGACCGCCGCAAGCTGGATGCGGGGAGTTGGCCAATGCCTGCCCATCGGCTCGCCAACCTCGTAGAGGTACACCCCACCGCACGGACACCCATGGTCGGAGCATGCGTAGTAGTCGCCCTCTTCCGCGCGGCCGTCATACAGCGCCGGGCCCACGAATTCCAAGCACGTCTCTGCAGCGACACCAGGAGACTTCCCGATCTTCTGCGCGGCCATCCACTGCCCGGTGCGGTAACGAAACGCGACGTTACGCTCCCCCGGCTTCGCAGACGGGCGAACCTCATACCAATTCGCGATCCACACGCGGTGATCCAGCGTCGGAACGAACGGATCGCCCGCATTGTCACCGTCAGGAATCACGCAGTGACGTTCGATCCACCACATGCCGAGGTAACCCAAGGAACGCGTACGCGGAGGAATCCGATACTCAGGTGCCTTCGCCATCGACAGTGACCGCCTTCAACCAATCGCCAGACGACGTCTTACGAGCAGCCTTCTTCGCCGGAACCACCGGAGCGCTCGGAGCGTCAGCAATCTGCCAACGCAACATCCGCATCCCCGGGATCGTCAAGCCAAGCTCGCCGGCCATCCGCAGAACAGCCGTCCGCAATCCTGCAGACGCCTCGGGCTGCGCGGCTTCCAGGTACGACCGCACATAGAGAGCAACCTGATCGCCCATATCGAGTGCCGACCACTCCTGCGCCTGCGGCATCCGCCACAGCCGAGCCCACATGTCAACCTCATCGAGGTTGTCAGGCTCAAACGGCCACGCCGGAGCCTCGCCCTGAAATCCGCCAGCAGGCAAAGTGACCCACGCCGCATCATCCTTTCGATCCCGGCGAGCCGCCATCGGATCAGGGGCAGGGCCAGAACGAGCACGAGCGCCACCAGAAGCCATGAAGAACACCCCCAGCAGGACGTATAAGGATCGAAGGGAACATTCGAACATCAGAGCGATCAGAGACCTTTTGAACCCGCCAGAGGTTTTTTGGCCCTCACCGGCGACTCTTTGTAGCATCGGCGTGACGGGGTGCACCCCCGGGCCGGCGAGGCGATATTCGAACATCCCTCCACCCGGTTAGGCGTTCCAGCCTCCGGGTTGCAGCCGCGCAGTCTCGATAGAGTGGCAGCGATGACACAAGCCGCGTCCGTATTGCGGATCGTTGGGGTTGAGTCCGAGCCGTTCGAGTTCGCGGCGGTCTTGCGGGTGATGGTCTGCGACGGTGGCGATGCCGGCATGACAGAGGACGCAGACGGGATCGCGTGCGAGGACTGCTGCGCGGAACTCTCGGTGTCCTGCGGTTGAGTACACGCGGTTGTCTACCCGCTTGGCCCTGGCCTCTCGGCTGTGGTCGTCGCAGCGCCCTCCTGGTCCATTGAATAGTTCCCCGCATCCGTGGACGTTGCAGGCTTTCATGGGGTCAGTCGTCTTCCGCTCGGTCGAGAAGGTTGTTCGTCAAGAGATGCATACGCGCCTCGATCGCGGCGCGCTCGGCTTCCGCGAGATCATCGAGTTGCCCGATGTGGTGAGAGATGGGCTATCAGGCCCTCTGGCGAGTTCGTACGCGACTCAGCGCTTGCGGTGCCGCAGGTCGACTGCCCAGGTGACCCAGAGCATGGTGACCGTGCCTGCCGCGTATCCGGTGAGCAGCGTCTGGATGAGGAGTTCGCTCATCGCGGGTCCTTTCCGAGGCGTCGTCGTAGTCCGCGTGTTGCTTCGGTTTGGGTCTTTGCCTTGTGGCATGGCTCGCATGCGGCTTGGCCGTTGTCCAGGTCGTAGCGTGCGCCACCTTCAGCGACTGGCGTGATGTGATCCGCGTCAGTGGCCCTGCGTGTGCAGTGCGGGCCGCGGATCTGGCAGATGCCTTTGTCGCGTCGGAGTACGGCCGCTCGCCACGTCTTGTGACCGGCGTCGGCGGCGTGCGTGCGAGGTGACCAGTGATGCACAGTGTGGTCGTCGCAGTATCGGGTGTTGGTGATGCGGTTGTTGCACCCTGGGGTCGGGCATTGGCGAGGGGCTCTCGGAGATGTCCGTTCCGCTCTCCGCGGGAGTTGCGGCCCTTGTTCACACTGCCTCGCATGGCCGAACTGGAAGACCTTCGCGAATCATCCGCCGCGCTCGCCCGCCTTGACGAACGCCGGGCTGGCCAAGTCGCCTACCGCGATGAACTCGTGCGCAAAGCACTATCGAACGGGGCGACGTGGCCGCAGGTCATGGATGCTGCCGGGCTGTCACGCCGTGGTGTCCAACAGGCGATCCGGCGTCAAGCCTGAGTGTCAAAGTGTGGCGACTCAGTCTTCGTCCCAGCGCGCGACTGGTCGCATGACCCTGGGGCTGACGTGTCCTTTGCGGGCGGCTACCGTGTCGGCGAAGTCGGCTTCTTCGCAGAGCATCATGGCCCGGTAGCTGGGGTAGGTTTCGTTGCAACCCTCACAGGTGTATCCGATGTCGGTGCGTGCGGCGGCGGCAACAGCTTTGATGTCGCTCACGGTTCCTCCATCAGCACGCCGTTGTGCCAGGTGCGGTGTTTGGGTGCCCATCCTGCTGGTGTGGCCGGTGGGATGCGGGTGAGCGTCCATACGATGGCGGGTTGCCAGATCGTGTAGGCGAGGATGCTGAGGGTGATGCCGGCTGCGACGCCGAGGATGGTTCTCATTGCAGTGCCAGACAGGCGAGTGTGAAGTCGGGGTCGGATTCGAGCCAGGGTTGCCGTTTGGCGAGCTCGAGCATGGCGTCGAGTGTGGCCGCCCATGTCATGCCGAGCATGGTGCCCCCGTTCGGGTGAGGACTGCTGGGATCGAAGGGGAAAGAGTGCCCGACCGCGTGCCCGTGCTGTGTCGATTCTCGAGACGGAGGGGTCGGGAAGATGCGCCCCGTTCGGGTCGTGGACGGTGCTCCGTCTCGCCGTTCGGGGTCTTCTGTGAGGGGTGCACCATCGCGGCATCCGGGAAGCGTGTACTTGGCCTGTCGGCTCAGTCGCTTATCCGGTCGCGTTGACCTCGCATTGTGCCGCCACGAGGTCTCGAACCCCGCACCCTCCGCTTACAAGGCGGACGCTCTAGCCAGATGAGCTATGGCGGCATGACGGCCAAGGCGGATGCCTGCTCCGTCGTGTGACAGCGGTGAGCCTGTGGCTCTGGCTGTATTTGTGCGGCGCACGGCTGGGGGCCTGTGCGCATTGTTGCCGCATGCCTTTGCGGCTCCTACGACCGACCTATTGCCACGTGTCAGGTGAGCGGGCCGGGAGGTACTAAAAAAGCCACCCTCGTGATGAGTGGCGGCTGTGCGGCTGGCTGAACATAGTTCTTGAGCCTCGCGGCTAGAGTATCAGATTTCTCACATTGTTTTGCGCGGCCTCCCCGGCATGTTCTTCTTCTGTTTCCGCAAGTCGGAGATGTTGAACCAGAGCACATCGCCGGGTCTGAGCGTGCGGACTTTCCCGTGTCTCGCCCACCGGTAGATGGTCTTCTCGGATCTGCCTGTGATGGTTACAGCGTCATCAAGCTGCGCCCAGTCGTCGAGTGCCCCCAATGTGCTTCTTCCCCTCCTCGATGAGCAACGTCATCAGATCCGTGAATTTCTCTTCGGTGATTTCGGCGCGGCATTCGGTGCATGCGATGTGCACGTTGTCGCCGTCGAACTGTGGTGGCCGGTATCGGATGGTCTCCCCGGCGCACTCCTGACAACGAACGTGCCTGACTGCGTGGGGTTTGTCTTCGATGGGCCACCTTGCGAGTGCGGTCTCAACTTCGCGCGTGAACTGCATCGCGATGTCTTTGCCGTAGTCGTCGTTCGCGACGTCCTCGAGGTCTGTCCAGTACCTGAGCTCTCGGGACAGGCGGGTGATCTCTTCTGCGGCGAGCCACGTCGGTGGCAGGTTGATGGACGAGTCCGCCGAGGGCGACCTGACCTCTTCCACAGTTCCCTTGATGTAGCCGGCCACCCGGAACCAGGGGACGACGATCAACGACTTGTCCACGGCGATGCGGAACCGGCGCCATTCCTCCCATGTGAGGTAGCCGACGTTCTCGTGTTCAGGCATTCTTGGCTCCCTCGTGTTTGGTGTACCGGTGCATGAGTTCGGCTGGCACCGGGTACTCGGCTGCCAGCTTCTCGATGTGCTCGCGCAACGCGGGGCTTTCTCGGAACCATTCGCGTCCGCGCGCCAGGTCGCGGACGAACTGCCCGTGTCGTTTGTGTTCCGTCTCGGTGGTGCCCGGTTCAACGGCGAGTAGTTCTGTCCCTGGCGGGTAGTGGCGGGATCGTTGCCGCAGGTTGGCGGTGTAACCGATCTTGATCTGACCGTTGATGCGCATGTAGTACACGAACCCGGTCGACTCAGGGTCGGCCTTGAGCCGACGGTTGTTCTGCACAACTTCCTGTTTCGCGAGCTCGGTTCGCTTGCGCGCTTCCCGGTACATGGCTACAGACATCTCGGGCATCGCGACAAACTTCTCAAGGTTGCCGAGGATCTCGATCTGACATCTCATGCAGATCGTGCCGTGTTCGTACTCCTCCTTGAGGTCGCGGTGCTTGAAGGTGCGATGCTTGCCCCACGAGCAGTAGAACGCCTCCGAAGCCGGCCATTGCTTCTTCTTGCGCTGACGACGGCTTGGCCCCCGCATGGGGAACTGGATATCGCTCATCCCCTCACCTTCACGGGTTTCGGGAGGGTGAGGTCATCGACGGCCTCGAGCAGTTCGGTCATGCTGCGTCCTTTCGGTCGTTGAGTGTGTCCCAGTGGCACGGGCACTGACACGGGACTTCTTCGTCTGCGTCGTCGTCCCATGCCGTGTCGGGGTGCAGCGGGTGTTTCCCGTCGCGGCAGTCGGGGGACTTGAGTTCGGTCACGGGTTTTCCTCTCGGTCGACGACGTACGCTCCGAGCGCTTCGCCGGTGTCGGGGTCGTCGATTCGCGAGTACCGTTCCCCCGCGATGACGATGTACGGCGGTTCGCGACGCAGATTCGGCTTGGCGTTATGGAACCGTCCGCCGAGAAGGACTACCTCAGGCATCGGGTGCCTCCTCTCGTGCTCGGGCTCGGTCGCGTGCCCGTTGCCGTTCTCCGTTGTTGCGGGCGCGTTCGGCCATGCGCCCGTCGTGGTAGGCGCGTGCGTACACCCTGGACACGGCATCGTGGAGTGCGTACGCGCCACTGTCGTCCAGCACCTCACGGTTCGAGAACTTCTGGGCGTCTCGGTGCTCGTTGTCGATGTACCGGTCGATGATCTCGACGACCTCGATCGGGACCGGCGTCGGGTAGTCGCTCATCGGTCTGTCTCCTGTATCTCGACATCGGCCCCGTCGATTCCGGGATACCGATGCCAGAGGTGCAGGCACAAGTCGCACGACACCTCGGCGGGATCACGTGTCGTGAACTCGAATGACGATGCGCCGCTGCCGTGCAAGCTCGTCGGCGCGTCCAATTCCAGATGAATCTTCATTGCTCGTCCCTCCGGATCTCGACATCCGGCTTCGTCAGGCGTGCGACGATGTCGCTCGCGCTTTCGAGCAGGACGACCTGAGCGACGGCGGTCGCGCCGTCTGCCTGCTCTGTCCAGGAGCTGACATCGTTGATGTGCTCGCACGCTTCGATGGCCCGCTTCTTCGAGCGGAACGGCCCCGCCACAGTCGCGACTAGCGTGAAGTACTGCATCATCGCTCCTCTCGACTACGGATCTCGTGATTGGTGGTCTCCTGGTATGCCGCGATCCGCTCGGCAACCCAGATCGCGCTCAGCGACCCGTCGTAGCTGTCGTCGTCCGCATCGAGCAGTTCGACGGCGTTGGCGCGGATCTCGGCCAGCACCTTCTCGGCGGCATCCGCCCGATGCAACCACTCGTCCCGCCGTTCGATCAGCACGTCCCGGTGAGCCTGTAGCTGCTCTACGGTCTTCTCTGCCTGCTCCAAGCGGTCCAGGAGGGCGAGGACGGCGATGGGCTGGAATGCTGCGATGTGCGCGGCGTCCGCGAGCAAGGCCGCCTGACCGACAGATACGTCCGGATCGTGCGGCTCACCACCCGCGCCGATGTAGTGCGCTCCCCGATGCCACGGCCCCGGTGTTGCCGCTTCTGCCACCTTGCGCAGAGCCTGGGGGTCAAGCTGAGCGGTCATCGGGTCTCCTGTTCGCGGTGCTCGTTCCAGTGGTCGATCAGGTCGATGGCGGCGGTGCGGCGGGTGCGTTCGATCGGCGACCACCAGGGACTGCACCTGTCGCACTTCGACCGCCATTCCCGTTTCTCGCGGCCGACCGTGCCGAGTAGCGTCCGCTCAGCCGTCAGCCACACGCGGCCGTCGCGCTGGATCGTGATGTGCCCGTACTGGATCACTGGTCTTCTCCTTCCATGGAGAGCACGATCTTGGCGTTGTGTACCTTCACTGCGTGCTCGTTGAATGCGGCCTGCGCGCCGGCCTTCTCGTCGCGGGTGAACGTCGCCCCGCACGCGCTACACGTCCATGTCCACATCAGCTCTCCTGCCCTTCCAGGGGTGAGGCGGGGAGGACGACGGCTGAGAGGGCCGCGCAGGCGTACTGGTACGCCCACTGATCCGAACCCGGAACGTACGTGAATGTGGGGTGGCGCAGTTTGAATATCGTCTCAGCGGCGCGATGCTTCTCCGCTTCGGTGAAGTTGATCCCCGCGTACGGCATCACTCGCCTCCCTGCTCTGCCTCGAGTGCATCGAGGATGTTCCGTCGCCATGCCGCGTCGGCACGCAGGTGCCACGACTGCCACCAGTGCCACTCCGCAGTCACGGTTTCCTCGGCCATCCGGGTCGGGTTTGCGTCCATCCGAGATCCGTAGCGCGCGGCCTCACGCACTCGCTCGATGCTGCGTTCAGCCGCCGCCAGACGCTCGCGCAGCTGCTCCGGTTCCTCGGGTACGACGGGCGGCAACAGCGTCGGCAGAAGCTCCTGCGCACGCCGCACGGCGTCTCGATAGTGCTCGTCCGAGACGCCTCGATCGGAGGTGTCGGTCTCGTACTCGATCAGAGCCCACGCGACGCCCTGGACGGCGGCTGCCAGCAGAGCCCCCTGGCGCGCCGGGGTCAGTTCTTCCTCAGCCATGGTTCTGCTCCTCTCGGTTCTCTCCTGGGGTGGCGGTGGGCATCGCGCAGTTACCGCCCCACGCCGTGCTCTCGTACGACCCGCCAGCTTCGATGCACTTATCGAAATTCGTCTTTGGCCGGTCACATCCCGTGAGCGTCAAGGCCAGAACCCCGATCCCGATTGCCGCCACGATCTTGCTCATCGGCTCTCTCCCTGTACGGGGGATGCGGCACGGAGAGCGGCGCGACCCGTCTCTGTCCACTCCTTCGCGAAGCCGATCCCTGTACCGAACTGCTCGAACAGGTAGCGTCCGAACTTCTTGGCTTGCGCGTCGGTCGGTTCGCCGTGCTGCATCAGGCGCTCGGTCGGTTCGGCCTGCGGCTCCGATGCACGGCAGCGCCACCCAGGCTTGAGGTGTCCGTGGTTCAGCACCTGCTCGGGCGTTCCCGTGACGGTGTTGCCGTTCTCGTGTTCGATCGTGATGCGAGGCTCAGCGGCCGACTCTGGGGATACGGGGCGGCGGAAACCGGCAGCGAGTACGCGATCCGTGACGGTGTTCGCCGTGCCGTCATCGCTGTCCCATGATTCGACGGTCGCCTTCGCCACGATGTCTATTAGCACTTCCCGCTCGTCGTCGGTCGGTGCGTGCGCCTCCTCGAAGACGGCGAAGGCGGCTTCGGCATCCCGTCGCGCTTCCGCCTGCGCAGTCTTCATGGGTAGGTTTCCCCACGCCCACGGTGTGATCGCCTTCGCGGCCTTCTCGATGAATTCCTCCCTGCTGGTCATGACTGCTCCTTCCGGTATGGATTCTTCGGATGTCGGTACTCGTGCTCGCTGAGTTCGGTGTAGTGACCTTCACCCCAGCCCCTGACGTACCCCTCGTCCCATTTCTCGGCGTCACGTTCCCGGAGCGCATCGACAGGGGCGACCTTCGACAGAATGTGCTCGATCGCGCTCAGGGCGTCGTTGTCGGACTGCTCGAAGTTCTTCACCTCACCGTCGATGCGTTCGATGACGGCCGCGAGCTCGGCTGACTTCTGCTCTTCCTCGAAGTGGTGCAACTCACGGGCGTGCATCTCGCGTTCTGCGTCCGCCATCCGTCGCCAGTACTTCGCCGACGTGTGGTCAGCGCCCGCCAACACTTCGCGGGCCTCATCCAGCGCATCCAGCACCACCCGCAGGTCGGTGAACGCCGATCCTCCCGGTGTCACGCAGAGGCACTTGTCCTCACCGTTCGTCAGGATCTCGCGCAGCCGTTCGGTGGCACCCTCGATGTCGGTCATGATGCTCTCTCCAACTCTTCGAATTCGTCCTGGTCGATGACGTGCCGGCATTCGTCGTTCGAGCACCTCACAGTCACGTGCCCTTCGAACCACGCGGGCGGGTGCCAGATCATCTGTGCTGCTGGCATTCGGGGCAGCGGACGCGTCGGATGCGGTGCGGGCGTTCTACGGTCTCGTGCGCCCGGTACGCGCGTTCGGCTGCGGCGGCGAACTGGATCGCGTCAGCGGCGCCCGTTTCGGTCGACACCCAGAGTTCGAGGGAACGGTGCCCCTCCGCTGATGCGAGGTGTCGCCGGCATTCGTCGAGCGCGAGCATCACGCCGGTGAGGTTCACATGCCCGTCCGCCCGTGTCCGCACGCCACCGTTGTCCCGTTGAACCGCACGCGACAGGCCCAGCAGCCCGACCTGACGTTCGAACTCCGACCAGCGACTGTAGGCATGCTCGAGGCGGTCGAAGTGCGCAGAGCACAGGAACCCGCGTTCAGCGGCCCGGTAGTAGCAGCCCCCACAGTCCGGGTTCTGACACGTGTCGAGATGCACATCCCGCTGCTTGCACGGGGCCACAGACGGCACCCCGGGGAAAGCGCAGACACACAGGATCGTGTTCACGCCGGTTCTCCAATCTGCACCAGGGCGTCCATCTGTTCGGCCAAGTCGGGATTCAACGCCCGGGCGAGGCCATGCGGGGACACCTGCACACGCCGGCGTCCGATCATCCCGACCCACCAGCCGCCCTGGAACGTCCAGATCACCCCGGCACCGTCCATGCACCTGTCGCCGTCCTTCGCCTGCGTGAAGTGATCCAGGACGATCTGTGCTTCATGCGTGCTCATGCCGGTTCTCCGATCTGCCCAAGGATCTGAGCGATCGTGAATGAGTCGAGCCACCTCAGCCCGAGCGCTCCCTTGTACGCGATCGGCTCGGCGATCGGGCGCGGGTTCGCGAGCACCAGGTGATGTGCGTCCCACTCAGCCCACGGCGAGCAGAGCTCACCCGGCTTCGTGTGTTCGGCCCAGTCGACGAGCCGACCGGACGCTGTGGCGCGCGCGACGTGCACGTCGACGAGGTCGACAACTCCGATGATCGCGCCCCGGTCCGACCACTCTGGGGTGAACTTGTTCGGTTGCGGTCGCCGCACCCGATACCAGTTGGCCTGATCCATCCAGAGCGATTCGGGGGCACTGTCTGCATCGGCCTGAGCGACGTGGATCGCGATCTGACCTCTGTAGTGACCGGCGATGTTCCGGACGCGATTCTCTACGTCCTTCCCGCCATGGATGATCGCCCATGCCCACGGCTGGCGAACAGTCAGAATCCTCATGATGCGTTCTCCTGTCCCTTGTCTCGTCCGCTGCGCATCCAGTCCAGGTATGCGCCACCGGACCCGCGCGGATCGTATGCCGGGTCGTTCTCGATGAGACGCCGGATCTCATGTGCCGCGCGTTCGATCGCACCGGCAGCGTCGGGCCGCCAATATCTCGACCCGGGCAGTTCCATGTGTCGGTCACGTTCCCGCAACCACTCGTCATCACAGAGCGCTTGAAGGCGTCGGATCAGGTCGGATCGCGAGTCGTCTACCTGTTCCGGTTCGGGTGTCGGATCGAAACCCGGCAGCACGTCCGAGCCCATGTCGGACCCGTGGCTAAAACGGGGTGTCGTCTCCAAAGCTCCCACCTCCGCCCCACTGCTCAGCGCCGTTCTGAGCGCCTGACGCGTCCCACGGCTCATCGTTGGCCGTCTGGGGTGCTGTTCGGCCCGCCTGGCCGCCCTGGGGCGACTGGGAGCGCGTGACCTGTGCGGTCGCGTAGCGCAGCGACGGGCCGATCTCGTCGACCTCGAGCTCGATGGCCGTGCGGTTGTTGCCCTCACGGTCCTGGTAGGAGCGCTGACGCAGACGGCCCTGCGCGATGACGCGCATGCCCT